TCCCGAATAGTATCAAAGTTCATAGGTTCCAATGGCTCATTAAACAATGAACGCCATTGGGATGGTTTATTGGACTGTACAAACAAAGTCGGAGAGTATTTGACTTTGCTCTTTACTCTCCGACCGTTGTTCACTCCACGAAAAAGAATGTGATTGCCGTGGACACAAACATTTGTGTAATACTTTGACATTAAATCACTAAACCAGGTGGTGCAATTTCAATTTTACTAAACATACGATTGTATTGATTGAGTAAATCGACTACTGGAGTATTGGATGTGAGAACATCAATCCACTTAAAATGTACACCTCTATCAAACTCTTCTACAAATGCAAGATACGGCGCAAAACCAACACCACCAGAATCATTTGCGGAACGTGGTGGTACTGCAATTACTTGCATTGGATTTTTTATAGTAAATCCAATATCTCCCTCATCAACTACTTCACCCATAATAGTTTGATGTGTTTTGAATGTAAAGCATTTTACTGTCATACTGTTACCTCTTTTGTTGGTTCATAAACGTCAAGTGTTACCCACTTTTTTGGAAACAACATTTCACGGCCAACAAAATCGGCAATGTCATATGTTGGGTCATCAACAAGACCGATCAACTCAATCTTGTTGTCAAACTCACGCATCACAAGATCATACTTGTATGCTTTGGAGATTTTAGGATTGGCTTCAGCCAGTTGTTTTGCTACTTTTGTGATACTGCTCATAATTTACTCCTCACATTTATTAACTTTAACTTCGCATTGTTTCAAGAAATTAATACCCAATTCACTTCTGTAGGCGTTTTTGTAATAGACCTCCTTGATTCCCGCTTGATAAATCATTTTAGCACATTCTAGGCATGGTGCGTGGGTAATAAACATTGTTGCTCCCTCACTTGAGTTTGTTGACCTAGAAACTTTGGCAATAGCATTAGATTCGGCATGAAGAACTTCTGGTTTGGACTTTAACCTTGACCAACCATGTGCAGTTTCGGTATAACCGTTTTGTGTCATCCATTCATCGGTTGCTTGACACTCTTCTTTAAGAAGATATTCAACTTCTTCACACATATTGTTCCAGCCAGATGGCATACCATTGTACCCAATACCAATGATGGTATTGTCTTTGACGATTACGCAGCCTACCTGTAATCTTTTTGCGGTAGAAAGTTCAGCATACACACTTGCTGCTTTCATATGGGCTTTTACGTATTTTTCTTTCATTATAAGTAAGCACTCACTTCATACGTAGCGCACAACGAAAAAATCATTCCGAATATTTTCGAATCAAGTTTCTTCTTGTGATTCTTCTTTTTTCTTTTTCTTGAACTCAATGCGTGGTGCAATGATTGCTTGAATCATTTCACGTTTGTAGTCAGTTTTGTACGTGCCCCTAAGACCCGAAAGTATGACTTTCAGTTCTTTACTCATCTTAAAATTTGAATTTGATTTCATTACCATGTCCAAGCAACATAAGAGTATCGTGTGCCTTTCGTCACCAGATCAACTCTGTGTGGATAAAGAAAGTTTGATGGGAAAATCATAATCTCACCCGCTTTCAAAGTTATAGGAGTATCTTGCCAGAATACCAAATCACCACCCTCATAACCACCATTCAAGCCACCAAGAATAGTCAGTGTTGGTATACCTTTGCGTTGACCATCAAACATTGAGTGAATGTGATCACAGTGAAGTTTCATTTGTGTATCTTCACGATAACGATTGAAACGAACTTCTGTGTATCCTTGCCAAGATTGATACCAATCACAACCCCATGCTGCAAGTTCTTGATGATATCTCTGTAGGCCGTCCCATATCCTTTGCATGATATAATCTTTATACTTTACATTTGACCATGTAACGGCTAGTTCATGATCATACGAATGATTGGAGTTATTGTGATAGTCGTAGAACGTGTGTGTCTGAAATTGACCTTCTACTAGTTCAAGTTCATCAACAGTTTCTTGACACACTTCTGGTGTGAGCCAATCGGAATATATTTTGAGATATGATCGTAAGTCTTTGTCCATCATGTACCTTTCAACAAGTGGGGCCTGCGCCCCACTCTTTACGCAGCCTTCTTTTCTTCTTGTAGAAGTTTAGGCTCAAAAAATTTCAGTTCATTACCAATTTCAATGCGTTTTGGCTTTTGGTGTTCTGGAATAACATTAATAAGTCCAACACGCAGAATACCATCTTTGAGTTCTGAACTATGTACTTCGATAGTGTCAGCAATGGTAATTGTTTTTGTGAAGTTACGAGCAGCAATACCTCTGTGTAGATATTGTGCTTGTCCAATCTCCTCTTCTTCTTTCACACCTTTAATTACCAAAGTATTTTTTTCTCTGGTAATTTCAATATCGTCTTTGCCAAAGCCTGCAACCGCAAGTTCAACAATATAACGATTGTCATCTACTCTGATGATGTTGTGATATGGAAAAGTATTTCCTGCATGTTGTGCTGGCGTAGCAGACAACAACTTTTCAATGTCATCAAAGAAACGATCAAAGCCAAGAGTGTGGTGTAGTAAAGGACTAATACGAGTAATAGTCATAGTTTTCTCCTATTTAAGCAAGTTAAATTACGTGACCCCGAAGGCATCACGACTTACTTGGCAATCACAAATGCTGTGCGATTGACAAGATAAGTTCTTTGTGGATTACTTTGATTGAAGACTTGAATGAACTCATTGTTGCCTTCTCTTATCACACTATCGTAATCCCGAGTATACACTTCTTCTTTGGTATACTTGTTAATCAGTTTTACCGGATTGTTTTTCACTTTGTTCATTGTATGTCACCATTATTCAGTTCTACCTTTTTTACCAATATTATATTTAGCGACTAACTCCCAATCATCCTTTTCTTTGAAAGCAATAATCTTAATTTGATGAATTGGAGCCATGTTGTTTTCTACTATATCATAGTTTACAATTTTTAGCAAGCCCCATTCTTCTAATAAATTGGCAATGGCGTTACGTCTTTGTATATCATTTTCGGTAATTGTAGACAATTTACCGTCTAACGCAAATAGTTCTTTAAAGTGTACAATGTAATACTTACCCTGCTTATGCAGAATATGGCAAGACTGATACAGCACTCTTTCTTTCCGACTTGAAACACCAATTCTTGTGAGTGTTTCTCTTACCTTTAAAAAGTCATCCTGATTTGGTAAGACAACTTCGACAAATTTAGATAGATCAACCATGTCATTTCCTTAACCCGCCCGTGAGGGTTTCTTCTTTTAGTTTTTGGATTTGTTCTTTGCTTAGTATTCGCAAAGCCTCACGTGCTTTGGAATCGGACAGGCCATAGACCAGTTTGACACATTTCAAATCATCGTTTTTTTCAGCCTTATCCCACTTCGCAAACGGTCTTTTCATAGACCTGACAGTATTTAGCAAATAGTCGAATTGTAGTTTCTTTTCAAGATAGTGTCTACTATTCATCTCATTTGCAAAGGCTAGACAGTCTTTGTGTTTAGACAGGGCTCGGTTAATCAGAAACGGATTATAGTCTTTCTCAGTTATGTCATCTACGATAAGTTGCTTTTTAGTCTGTAGAATCGCTGTGGCGTAATCAAATGGGCTACTCATTTTTTGTAATTCGAATCTGCGTACTTGATAAGTTCGTCAATCTCATCTTGACTCAATTTTTTAACCGGGGTCAAAGACTCTTGTTCAATTGGCACGACAATCATCTTGTTTCCAAACTTTGTGGTATATCTTTCACTTTCAACAAATGTTTTAGGATCAGCCTTGAAAATCCAGCCACCCCATTTGTAGCTAGGATTTAACAAAGGTGGAATTGAAATGAAATACAATTCATCTACATTGCGACACTTTCGTAATTGATTTTCTCTGAAAGTAAAAGCATTTTTCTTCACGAATGGTTGCTCTGTTTTTACTTCGATCAACTTACCATCAACAGTCATATCTTTCACATGATCAAAATGATCAATTGACTCTTGCACTTTACGACCTAGTGTGTTGAAATAATTCACAAGAATTTTTTCACCAATTCTACCTAAAATATCAATTCTCTGTTCAGTCTTCATTTGAACTCCACATTTGCCATAATTTCTGTGAGACAAGCAACAAGGTTGATTTCATGATCAGCAACGAATGCTTGCTTGTACTGATAGTCAGCAAGAATTATTACTGCTTGTGGTATACTCTGAGGCTTTGCAATATCATACAAAGCATCATAGAGTTTGCGAAAGAATGTCGTGTTATCAATGTCTGTACTTGCTGCCCATTTACGGACGGACGTAAAGTCTTTTTCTTTCAGATGTTTGATGATCTGTGTGATAGAGATATCACCAATCTGAGAGAGAATGCCTACATCAATCTTGCCGAGTTTGGAATAGCGTTGTAGTTCATTAATAACACGACGAAAATCTGGAAAG